ATTATTAATATTTTTAAATAGTGTCAAACACTTATTTTAAGCAGCATTTGTCGGAACTTCCTTCCATCCTGGAGGTGTCGTTGGCGCTGAACCTGTATCGACTGCATTCCAAATCAATGTATTTGTACCTGTACCTAGACCCATTGTCAAGAGGTTTCCAGTAGGAAATACTTTAGTTTCTGTGATAACATCTGCTACTGAATTTAAAACAGCTGTCAGTGCAAATCCTGTGACATCTACAGGAGTATTTAAATCTACTACTTCATTACCTAATGCAACAGCCATCGTCTGACCATAATCAGGGTCGGCTATAAATTGACCATTATTCCATCTAGAATTACCCCATGTAGCATCACCCCAAGCCATAGTGGTATCACCAACTCCGGTATTTGCATCTCCTGTTACATCTTGTGGACCAGATAAAGATATAGACATCTGTATACCAGTAAGCGTTGCATCTGGTGCAGGGTCTACACCCTCTAAACCTTCAGCCATAGGTAGTGCTAATAATTCAGTTGAACCATTACCCCAAGCTAATGTGCCCCAAGTAGATTTATATCCCCAATATCCTGGTAGTGCAGATGTTACAGTTGCTAGAGTAATGTTCTCTGCATCTACAGTTCCTAGTGAAGCTGACATCGCAAAACCGGTAGGTTGAGCAAATGCAGGGTTGAAATTTAATTGTGCAACCATTGGAAGACCAGAAGGTGTTGCAACAAAAGAAGCGAATGCTTCTGCAGTTCCAACTGCCATTGTTGCTGAGTTACCTGGAGGTGTTACATTTGAGTCTCCATTAATTGTAGCACCACTAAGTCCTTCTGCCATTGACATTGCAATGCCAGTAACTGCGTGTAGGTTTCCTGATTGACCCCAAGTTTCTGTGCCCCAAGTATCAGAACCCCATCCAACATTTATTTCATTTGTAATCGTAATGCCGCTATTGTTAAGCGACATATCCATATTTTGACCGCCACCCCAGAAATGAGTTCCCCATGTATCTAATCCCCATAAAGAATCGTTAGGGTTAGAAACAAAAACAGTTAAATCTTGGTTTTGGTTCCAAGCACCTTGGTTATAAGGATGCGCTCCCCATGAATTGACAACCATATCCATGATACCACCCATTCCAATACCATGGACGTAACATAAATAATAAAAATCTGTAAAAGAAGATGGAGTTACTTCTACGTATCGAGTTGTAGCCGCGTTAAATGTAGAAACGTTAGTATAGTCTGCATAACTAACCGCGCCATCTAAATAGTAAGTTACACCGGAAGTTAAATATTGATCTCTACTAGTGGTAGTAGAGAATATTAATGGGTGATTATTATTTGTAGCTTCGCTTTGATCAAAGCGCAAAGTAGAGTTAGCAACCCAATTAACTGTGCCGGGTCCTGTTGAACTTCTAGCTCCGTCTAAATAAAATACATTACCTGTACCACCACCATAGAGATCCCCACTTGCGACGGTGACCGTGTAAGTTTTATTTGCCATAGGAGGTTACCTCCTACGATTAACCAGAGATCCTTAGAATCGCTGCTGTTGATGTTGGCGCTGGAAACTGAATAGTGAACGTTCCAGAAGTAGCTGTTTTATCTGCTCCAAAATCTAAAACACAAACTGATGCATTAGTTGTATCAGAAGATGTATTGTAAATTAAAGCACCTCTAGCTGTTAACGTCACTCCAGTGAATGATCTGTCTGCAAAATCACATCTTGCTACACCCGCTGAAATTGATGTTCCGTTATTAACAAGTAGTCCGCCACCTTGAGTGTACTGACCAGTGTTTCCAACTTGACCACCTGTACTATCTCCAGGGTAAGCTGTAGTTGCAGAGTTTAGAGTTGCTGTAGAGATATAAAGAGCTAACTTGAACTTGTCACCACCAGTTTGTTTGAAATTCATGTCAGCTTCTAAAAGCTGTTTCTTAAATGAATTACAAATTGCTTGTGTTATAGCCATAGTTTTTTCTCCTTAACTTATTTTCCGACTCGAGGAACACCTGATTGATATTCGTCTCGTCTTCTTCTTCCCATTTGCTCAATTGCAAATCCTTCAACCACCTGTTTATACTTTTGTTCATATAATTGCAAGAGGTCTTGTGGGCCTTTTAGGAAGCCATAAGCTTCTACTAGGCATGCATACAAAAGTCCGTTGGGAAAATTCAAACTGATGTATGTAGTAGTATTTGTAGCCGATAATCCAGGATCTTTCAAGATATAATTTAACTGAATTGTGTAATTAGCATTTGGCGTAGGCGCAAATACAATGTGATTTTTATCCCACCAGCTATAATATTTTGGAACCCCAGTAGACTCGGCAGGGTTAAATTCTGACATAAAACTTGTATCTCTCCACTGTAAAAAATCTCTGTTGTTAGATTGACCTACTCCATCAGAATCTACGATTTGAGCAGATCGAATTACCAGAGTATTGTCTGGAGTTTGAATAAATCTAGTTCCACTTGCTAATGCAGCTGTTGCATATCTTCTATTATTATCAGAATCAACATCCCTTAAAATTCTAAACTCAGCATCCTCTATAAAATCATTTACAATAGCGTCAGTTAACACTGAACTTGACACTTCTGTATAATCTCTAATCTTTTGAACTAATTCAGCGTACGTCATGATATACTAATTGTTACACTCCCTAATCTTGCTACTGCTTGTCTTCTACCATTGATCACTCCTGGATCATCAGGAACCATACTGCCATTACTAACAGTTTGAAATGCAAAGTCACCAGGTAAAGTTAAACTAGCTACCATGTTACCACCACCAATTTGATTCGATGGAAAGTTTTGAGGTCTTGCTTGTTCTAATCCTTGTGGATCAGCTACGAAAGGTTTTGGTTCTAACTGTGGTTGTTTAGGTTCATACTCTGAAGTATGAACAAAGGCACCATTCCATTCAGTAACCATTTGTCTCCAAGGAAATGCTTGACCACTCCTATCTGAAATTGCTAATGCATATTTACCTTTTGCAAACTTCGCCATTATATCTCCGGATAATAAGTTTTAGGAGAAATGTAAACACTCGCTGGTGAACCATCTTCTTGTAGCGCTCTGTTTAATTCATCCTCGTAAATTAATTTACATTCTTGTGTTCTTTGTGGAGCTTTTTTCATAGACAGATAATAAGCTAGACCTGCACACATACATGGTACAAATCTGTTAACTACATCTGCTTCGTTAGTATAATCTCCTGCATCTTGAATTCTTTTTAAATAATAAAAATGTACAAAGTTTCCTGCTTGTGTATCGCCAGGTGTTAAATACAAAGTCATTGTAACTTTATCTATAAATCTTTGAACCCAATATTGTGATGGTTGACCTGTTGCAGTTTTATTTGAAAATGCAGAATATTGAGATCTGTTTATTTTTGAAAGAGGAGTGTCAACATTATCAGTCGTTCGGTAACTGGCTTCAAGAATATCTGAAGCTCCATATACAGCAGTCGTGCTTGACGTTCCATCAGATGTAGATCTGAAAATTGTATATTCGTTTTGACCTGAAACTAATGTAAAAGTATTTTCAGCGATTTCCCAAAAATGCGTGCCTCTGTTTTGCCATTCTTGAAACATTATGTTTAAAGAACGTCTTGCTGTTTTTAAGTCATTACCAGAGTAATCAAAGAAGCCTAATCTTTCAAAGGCCTCAGTTATAATATCGTCGATCGAGAAAGTTTTCTCGAATGTTGTTGTGCCTGAAAAAGCCATTTAAACTCCTTAAAATGTGCCAATGATTGTACAGAAATCGCAATTAGTTAAATCAACATACAATCCTGCATCACATCTAATTCCATCTTCAGGGATTTTAAACTCATGCACTTGATTAGCTGCTGTCGCAAATTTACCATGAAAAACTAATTTAGAAGCAGTCTTGTCAGAAGTTGCTTCGTTGTAAATTTTTACTTCAGCGTCTGCATCACTAGCTTGAGCAAACACAGATAAAATTCTTGCTTTAGTAATATTAGTGGCAGTCGTGCCAACATATTTTTGAGCCTGTCCATCTGTTGTTAATGGTATGCATTGTTTAACGTCTGATCCAAAAGCCATATTTTTCTCCTTAAAATTTTATGTGGGCCCGAAGGCCCACACATAATTATTTATTACGATCCACTAAAAGG